AAACACGAGCACGGTACGCTCGGTGCCCGCCTCGGGCGACAGCACGGCGATGTCGTCGACGAACACGGCGTCGTGATCGATCCACGCCCACTCGTCGGCCTGCCCGTATTCCTGCGAGCTCGACGCGTTCGCGGCCCCGGTCCACCGATACCCGAACCCGCCCGCCGCCGGGCTCGACCCGTCGAAATAGGGCGACGGTGCGCTCGTCGGCTCTAGTAGCACGTTGTCGAAATCAATCCCCTCGGGGGCGGCGAACACGGCCCCAATCACGCCGGTAGCGCCCGCGCCGAGCGGGCCGAACGTCACCGAGAACCGGCCCGGGGTCGGTTGATTGAGAGGCAGATTGAAACGTTTTGAGCCGATCAGCGTCCCGCCCGTCTGCGCGAGGTAGAGGCACGGGGCACCCGTCACGGGGCCGTCGGTGCGATAGTCGGCCGAGAGGCTCCAATACTGCCCGGCCGTCGCGGGGGGGAAAGGGCTCACGTAGGAGTCGCCGCCGACCATATGCCCCGAGCCCGTCCCGGTGATCGGCGTCGTCGTGTTGCGGGTCAACACAGCCACCCCCTCGGGTCGCCATCCGAGCACGTCCTTTTCAAAATTCGGGTTGATCGCGTAGTTAGTGCGGGTCACCGGGTCGGCCGGGTCCGGGGGCCGGGGGTCCGGGTTGAGCGTCCCGGCGTCGACCCATGCGAGATCCGGGTCGAGGTCGGCCCAACGGTCGCCCGACGGGTACACCTTGAGCTCGACGCCGACCCGGCGGCGATCCTCGTTCGGCACGAACTCGCCGACGACGACGGTCCACCCGGCGGCCGTGATCGCGAGCGGCCGGTCGACGATCGTCGCCGAGCTCGCGAGCGGCGACGAGAACAGCACCGGCCGTAGCTCGCCGCGAGCTCCCGGCGGGAGAAACACGGTCGCCCCGTACTGCCACGTCTGCCCGGCCGAGGTCGCGGCGATGTCGTCCCACGCCGCCGGGGAGCCCGAGAACGGCGCAGGGGGGAATATCACGCTGTAGGTGCGCAACCGGTCGACCGGGTGAATCTCGACCGCGTGCGGGGCACTCACGGCCCGCCGGGTGCCGATTGCGCCGGTCGCGTTGACGAACCCGGCCGCGAGCTCGGGGTCGAGGTCGAACCCGGGATCGCGAAACGTCGCCGTGCTCGGCACCGGGTACACGGTGCCGTGCGCCTGCACGTCGATTTGCTTACCGATCGCGAATTGATCGACGAACGCGACGCCGCCGCCGAGGTCTTGGATCGAGACCGAGCACGTCGACGCGCTCGGTTGATCGACGGTCGTCGACCGGCCCCACGTGATCGTGAGCGGCGAGAGCGCGACGGGATCGAGCTCATTCTCGCCCGGGGTGCCGTCGTTCACTTTCACCCCGTCGAGGTAGAGCTCGGCCCCGATTCCGGTCGTCATGCCGACACCGCCCGCCGGGTGATCGTGACGCCGCCGTGACGGCGATCGTCGGCGGCGAGGATCGAGCGAATTCGGCGGGCGATCGTGTCGCCCGAGTCGAGGCCGCCCTGCACAACGATCGTGACACCGGCCCCGCCTGCGCCTCCCGAGAGCGCGACGGGACCGGCCCCCGCATACGCGCCGAACGTCGGCGAGCTCGGGGCATAGGCGGCCGTGTAACCGGCCGGGGCGGCCTTACCGATGCCGACCAACTTACCCGCCGCCCCAACGGCGTTTGAGATAGCGTTCACGATGCCCTTTATGAAATCGGCGACACCGCGAAAGACACTCATAATTTTGTTACCGGCGGCCGTCGCGGCCCCCGCGATTGCCCCCCAAATTGATTTACCGGCGTCGAGGATCGAGCGCCACATATTCGCGAAAAATTGGCCGATCGACGAGGCGGCGGCGATGATCTGGTTAAGGCCGTTGCGCGCCGCCCCCGAGACGGCGGCCCATGCGGCCGTGGCGACGCGCACGGCCCCGTTCCACAGGCCGACCCAAAACGCGACGAACGCCGCGAACGCCGAACGGATACCGGCGAACACGACGAGCACGGGCGCGAGGATCGCTTGAAACGCTTTCACAAAGAAATCGCCCACGATTTTCGCCCCGGCGACGAGAAAGTCGACGACCTTTTGCCAGTTGAGCACGAGCAACACGATTACCGCGATGAGCGCGATAATCCCGACGACAATCCACGTGATCGGATTCGCCGCCATAATCGCCGACATAATGCCGAGCACGACATTAAGCACGATGATCGCGGCGACGACGATCGCGATCACTTTCGCGAGCATGAGCGCCGTATCGGAATTGTCCGAAACCCATTTCGCCATATCCTTGAACGCCGACGCCGCCGCCGTCACGATCGGGAGCAACGCCGTGCCGAGGTCGCTCATCGCCTGCCCCCACGCGGCGTTAGCTCGCTGTGTCTGCCCGGCGGCCGTGTCGGCCTCGCGGCCGAATTGGCCCACGGCCCCGGCGGCCTGCTGCGTCGCCATTTCGAGAATCACCTGCGTTTTGGCTGTGCGCAGCGCGTCGCCCTGTAACCCCTTGAGCCCTTTCTCGGCGAGCTTCGCATTAACGGCCGTCTGGTTGAGGGCGAGGCCGTAGCGCTCGGCCGGGTCGGCCTCGCCGCGCAGCGCAGCGGCGAGAGCGCCGACGGCCTGCTCGGTGTCGCCGCCGAACGTCGCCGCGAGGTCGGCACCGAGCGATATGAGCGATTTCGTCCCCTTGAGAGACTCGTCCTGTGAGAGCCCGAGGTTTTTAAGCTGCGCGCCGATGCCCGAGGCCATCGTCGCGTATTGCGCCTCGGTGAGCCCGACGGCCTCGACCGAATCGGCGGCCCACGATTTGACAGCTTTCGCCGAGTCGCCGAATACCGAGTCGAGCGAGCCCATCGCCTGCTCGGTGTCCGAGGCGGCCCCGACGGCCGTGACACCGAGCGCGAGCAACGCGCCGCCGACCGCGAGGGCGGGCTTGAGCGCGCTCTTTGCACCCGACTGGAATTTCTCGAACCCGGTCGCCGCCTCGGTGAGCCCTTTCTTCGAACCCGAGGCGTCGGTAATGATCTTGATAAGCAACGTCGCCGAGTTACCGGCCATTTTTCCGCCTCGCTTTCTCGATCTCGTCGTGTTGGATTCGGTAGATGTCGAGCGCCGTCACGATCGTTGCGTCGTCCTCGTTTCGCCATTCCGAAACCGGGATCGAGCTCGCGATCGCGAGCTCGACGATCAACCGGGATCGGCTCCCGGGGGCGTAGGGTCCACGACATCGGCCGCCACTTGATCGATGTCGAGATACGCCGCCTCGAACGAATCCCAATCGCCCTCGATCTGCCCGGTGCGCCTGAGCGCGTAGTACGCCGAGACCGCCATCGCCTTTACCGGCGAATCGAGCATCTTCCCCCAATGCTTGACACCCCACAGGGTCTCGGCGGCCGTGATGTCCCGCGTGATCGATTGCACCTCGACCTCGGTCCACGTCTCGGGGTCGTCGGGGTCACCGAACACGACCCGATAGTGCGGGGTCGTGAGCTTAATCGGCTTGCTCATGCTGTAGGTGCGCCTTTCACGAGGGAGAGTAGGTGATCGATCGCGGCCGTATAGATCGGTTCCCACTCGGGCTGTGTGTCTTTCGCCGCCTCCCACGCGAACGCGTTTCGGGCGATGTTGTGCGGGCCACGGCGGCCCGGCCGGGGGCCGGTCCCCCAATGCACGGCGTTCGCATACGGGGCGCGAGCTCCCCCGAATCTCACCGCCGCTTGCGCTTTCGCCGCGCCCGGCCGCATCGTCCCGGCGAGGCGGCCCGAGCGTTTCGGCGCGGTCGAGACGGCCCGGCGGCCGACGACCCCGGCGACCTCGACGTGCGCCTCTTTGAGATCGTCGAGCTCGAACCCGAGACGCTTGAGACTCGCCCTGAGCTCGCGCGCCCCCTCGACGTGCATCGTCGCCGCCATCACATCACCCCCGCTCGACTTGTCACGTACGTGTCACGCGTCCGCGAGCTCGGGCTCGGGGTGCCCGGCCGCCTGCCTGCCGTTCACGACGAGCGGCGTCGACTGTGTGCCGGGGTCGACGGCCGGGAACGTGTACACGGGCGGGCCGATCAGCGAGAACTCGAAATCGCTCGTCATATCGACGCCGAACTCGTCCGCGCCGAAATCGAGAGGATCGATGATGAGCGTCCCGGCGGCCGAGGTCTCCCCCGCCGTCGACGGGGTGAATATGAACGGTTGCTGTGTGCCGGGCGACATCTGCGAGAGGGCGAATATGCCCGCCGGGTCGGATGAGTCGACATCGATATTTCCCGAGAGCGCGTAGGTATAGGTGAGCTTTCCGGGCTTGACGGTGCCGCATAGTTTCGTTGTCGAGTCGCCCTCGTCTTTCGACATCGCGATACGTGCGCCATTGATCAGACATTCGATGTCGATCTCCGAGCCGGTCGCACCGATCGAGAGGGTGCCGGGGCCAAATTGAGGCATGTTCATTTTCCTTTCACGGGGCGAGGCGGGTCGTGCGGGTCATTGAATACATCGGATAGGTGCCATCGTTCAAAATTGCGTCGTCGGGGGTGAGGTTCGTCGCCATAAACCCGAGGGCGGCCTGCGCCGCCTCGATGAGCTCGCCGAGGGCCGCGACCGAGGCCGACTTGCCCGAATCGGGCACGATGAGCCAATAGGTCCACTCGGCGGCCGAGTCGCGCCCGAATCGGTAGGAGATCACCGGGGGGCGCACGAGGACACACGGCGGATTCACGTCACGCTCGTCGAGCGTCGCGCGCACCCCCGCCGCCGAGAGCAGAGTCACCTCGGCTTGCATCGCTGCGAGTAGGTCCACGATGCCCCCTAGGCGATCGTTGGGGGCGCGAACGCGCCCGTGTGCAACGCGCGGTCGATGTCGGAGTCGTACCGGGTGACGAACGATGTCGAGTCGCCGAACGTCTCGACCCCGGCGGGTGAGTTGCGCCGCCGGTACTCGCGGGCCGCATACATCACAGCCCCTTGATACGCCTCGGCGTCGGGGACATACCCGGGCGGGTCGGCCGAGACGAACTCGGGCCGACACCGCTCGGTGTATATCTCGCTCATCGCGCACACGGCCCGAATGAGGCCGTCGTCGGTTGTGTCTTGTGCGTTGAGTCGGAGCCACTCTTTCACGCTCGCGGGGGACAGCCACACGAGCGCGAAAGTAGGGGGCTCGGGATCGATGAGCGGGTCGGACATCTCGACTACTTCGACGAGCTCGCGCGGGACGAGGCCGGGGCCACCGGGTCGAGAATCGTCGTCTTAACCCCGGCGGCGGGATCGGTCACAGCGAACAGGGCTCGCTGCTCGGCGAGGATCACGAGCAGATTCTTAATGAAATAATCCGCGTGCGAATCGGTGAGGTAGACCGAGGTCGTGTTGCGGTCGAACCACGTCACAGCCTCTTTGAAATCGCCGACGTAGCACGTCCCCTTGGGGAGCCCGGGCACCGGCACGGGGACGAGCCCCCAAAAATTGCCATAGCTCGTCGGCCCCGAATTCGACGCCGCCGCCGCTTCGAGATCGGCCTGCGCGTAGTCGTCGGCGTTGAGTAGAACGGCGTTCGGCGCGTACCCGTCGCCCTGTAGAACGGCGATCGCCCCCCGAGTCGCCGCCGATACCCCGGTGCCCTCGGCCGTCTGCCACAGCACGGCCGGGTCGACGATCGCCGCGAGAGCCTCGCTCTGCAACTTGAGCGCGAGCCCCTGCCGCAGCTTGCCCTCGACGATCGATTGAATGCGCGGCGAATCTTCGAGAGCCTGCCTCGAAATCGGCTTCCAATGCGCGTACGTGCCGAGGGTGCCCGAGGCCGGGATCGGCACGAGGTCGGCGGCGGGTTTCGCCGTGCCCTCGGGGATCGGGCCGCCCGCCTCGGGGGCGGGTCCCCACACGGTGTAATCGACCGCGCCCGAGGTCACGGGCTCGCGGCCGACGACGGTAAGCAACGGCGTTACGATCGCCGGGCCGGATGGTCCCGCCCAGTGATAGCGATCGACCGAGATCGTCGCCGTCGTGATCGGGTCCTCGGCCGCCCGGGATTCGAGCGCCGGGTGCCGGTCGAAACCGAGAAAGTTGGAGAGCTCGACGGCACCCATTGTGCCTCGGCCCCGGTATTCCTTGAACTCGTCCGAGTCGACGAAACGCTCGCCCGCCGACCGCTCC